CGTCGATCTGCCGCGTGTTCCAAAACGCCCGCTTGGCGTTGAAGCACTCGTAGAAGTACCCTTGGTTGCGCCGCGGGTTGCTGAACGCCAGCCAAAACCTGTGCGGCGTGTTCTCTGTGAAGAAGCCCTGCGCCACGTCCCAGATCGTGTCCGGTATGCCGCTGGCTTCGTCAAAGATCAGCAGCACACCGTCTGAGTTGTGCAGGCCGGCGTAGGCGTCGGGGTTCTCCTCCGACCACAGCCGACCCTCCGCGCCCCAGTACCGCGTGCCCTTGCGCAGATCGCGCTCCACGATCTCGCTCAACCACTTGGCCGGCGTGATCCGCGTCGCGCTGATCTCCCACCAGTGGTTGTTGATCAGCATTGCCAGCCACTTCGTAATTTCGGCCCATGTGATGCTGCGGAGCTGCGCCTCGCTGTTGGCCGACACGATCACGCTGGCGCCGATGCGCGTGGTCAGCATCCACACCACCAGCCAACTCACCAGCGCCGACTTGCCGATGCCCCGACCTGACGCCGTGGCCATGCGCAGCACTTGGTAGGCGTCTATCGTTTGGTTCTTGGCGATGTGGTCGCGGATGTCGCGCAGCACCTGACGCTGCCACCCCCGCGGCCCCTTGTGCTTGGCCAGCGGCGTGCCGTTCTCGCCCCACGGGAACGCGAACAGGACGAACTTCTCAGGGTCGTTCGCTATCGCCGGGCTCCAGAGCCTGGCCATCAAGCCTTGCTCTTGGTCCGCCGAGAACCGGGGCTCTTGCATCCGTCACCTCATGTACGAGTTCCAACACCCGCGACTGCGCTTGCTCAAGCGCTGCCGTGATGCTGATCTGCTGCGCCACGTCGATCTGTACCTGCTGCTTGGCCACCCAGCCGTGAGCGTGCTTCAGTATCTCAAGCGCCGCCTTGGAGTCGCCGTTCATCGCCGCCTCATGCAACACCGTGGACATGGCGATCTCGCCATCCGCGCGCCCCTTCTGCTCGGCCAACTCCGCAATCGGGTCCAATTCGCGCAAGCGCCGGTACTCGCTTGGCAACAACCCTGCCGCCAGCGCCAGGTTGTCGCCCTTCAACCCCAGTTTCGCTGCGTCATACACGCGGTTTAGCACGGCCTCCGTGGCCTTGACTTCGCGGATGGTCAGCGGGAGCGACTTGAACGACATGGCGGTTTGAGTATAGCGTAAGCCTTTTCCGTTTGTGTTTGCAAAAATAATTTTTGCTTGTGGCCCCAAAAAATAAAAATTGTCTGCGAGCCTTCCATCTTTGACCGCTCAGGTCGCCGGCCCTCCCCTCCCCCCTCTCTGGCGCCTGGCCGCACGCCCCCAGCTACCAGCTAGGCGCTGCTAGGCGCTCTAGGCATCGCCTATCCGGGTCGCTGCCCTGGCTAGCATGGCATCCAGCTGCTAGGTGGTCTGGGTCATGCTGGACGCATAGCCTAGACTGCCTGACGGGTGCGCAGCTGCGCGAACGTGGCCTTGAGGGTATAGGCGGTCATATGCGCTCTGGGCATAGCATATCGAAGCCGCGCCGGGAGCGTGCGTGGCCGTGATCGTCAGTATACTTATTACTTTTTACTTTTCTTGGTATGGTATAGATTAGACTACCTATAAAGCATAGCTCCCTCGGTGGAGAGGCACGTCAACGGCACCTAGTCGCTACCTAGTTTTGCACCTAGATCGCTGTCTAATCCCCTTACCCCAACTTAGGTAACGCAATTGCTTGGCAATCATCATACGATTGGCAAAGCCCCTACACTTTACTGGGTGAACGACATTCCCGTACATTAACACCTGTCGCGCGATCCCCGCGCGTAACCTAGGTGACCTAACATGAACAAGTCAGAACAACGTGAAGTGAACAAGCTCAAGCAATGGCACGCAGCAGGCCTAGTCGATGTCAGCACGCTCGCACGCTCGCTGTCAGCAATGATCCGCGCGGCAATGACAAACCGCTCTAAGGCTGAACTGTCCCGTGTCGCTGCAGACATGAAGTGTGACAAGCACTACGACTTCATTGTCTAACACCAACCCGGCGGGGAGCGATCCCCGCCCATCATTGGAGCCGCAACATGCCGAAAATATCCGCCGCAAAAACACCCCTTGATGGTTGGCGCGCTGAGATATGGGTTAGCGCCTTGAACCGATGGTTCACGATGACGGGATGTCCATTCTTTCCGAACCCCGACGACGCGATTGCATGGGGCAAAGATCAACTAGCGGGACATCCCGCTCACGCCGACGAATGAAATGGGCGCGTTTACGGGCTTGCGAATCCCTTACGACCACACAGTCGAGGGGGAAGAGCTACCACCGGGGCCGCCACATTATCCGGGTCACCACTCCAGCGAGTTAAGTAACACCCCCTACGTTTACCCGTGGGGACGTAAAGAACGCAACGCTTTTTTTGTGGGTCCGTACCCAAAGGAGAACTGACATCATGCGCACCCGCGACATCATCTTTGCCTGCGCCTTCGGCGCAACCCTCGGCCTGTTGTTGGCCGCATTCATCTGACTGGAGAACCACACCATGATCCGCATCACCCGCATTGAAACGACTTACCCCGCACCTGTTGACGACGAGGAGGATTACTGTCCCGATGGCGAATCGACGTCAACAGACGACACGGTGTCATTCCGCGAGCTGGTTGACTTGATGCGCGACTATCCCCTGCCATCCTGCAGTCACGCGCGCGGCGAGACTTTCGAATGGCTGAGCAGTGAATCGCAACAAGACCCCTACAGCGGCGAATGGACTGAGCAGTCAATCCATTACAGCCGCGAGAACCCGCCGCGCGCCGCTAAGTATTGGCGCGCCGCCATGCGCGCCGCAGGTATCGTCCGTTGACCAAAGGCGCGCCATGTCCCGCTCCAACCCTATGCACCACGGCGCGCGCCTAAGCCCACCACGCCCCCGCCCGTGGCCGTTCCCCGTCACGCTACCCGCCCCCGGCCACGCGCCCGACCCTAAGCCCGTGCGCGCGCCAGTGGCGCCGCGTCAACCCCTGCCGGACACTCCGGCGCTGTTTTGAAAGGATCGCAATATGCCTAAGCTCACATTCCGCCCCGGTCAACCCGTGGCATTCTCTCAAGCCGTTATCCGTCGTGCAGGGGATGAACAACTGTTCGTGTCTCGCGCACGGGGCACCGTGGTTTCTGTCTGGGATAAGCCCGGACTGGGTGGCCCCATTGTGTCGGTTGACTGGCACGGCACCTACATTCCGCATGAGGATGGCGGGACCGTGCGCCACATTCCCGGCGTGAACCTCACGCCGATCCTAGCCAATGGCGCAGTGTTCGGGGACTGACCGGCACCTATAGCTCCTCACGCGGGGGCTATGGGGGCATGTTGCCCTGCAGATTCAAAGGATTGACCTATGCAAGTGCAAGTATCCGGCCATCTGGCCGATCTTCTCGGTCTCCCATCGGAGATTGATCAAGCCTTGGCCGACAGTTTTGCCGGGCAGCAAGTGGACAAGGGAACTGTCCACATTCAAAACAACGACGATGGAACCCGCATGCTCAGGGTGGGCTATTTCGGCTCGTCGGGCCACGCCAGCCGCGCCCACTGGGGTTCCGCCAATGGTGGCGGTATCGGCCACTTTGCGGGGGACTGACCTATGCAACCCGTCATGATCCCTTGTCTTGACCCCGACAAGCCCCTGAGCCCGGAAGAACTGGAAGAAGAACGCTGGGAGCGCCGCCGCGCCCGTGTGCGGACCCGTGCTCACATCGAACGGCTCGAAACTGCCTTACGCTGGGCGCTTGAGCAAATCGAGGATGATCTTTGCCCGGACCATCAGGCCGCGCTGGCGGATGCTTGGTCACTGGTGGAGGATGCCGAATGATCTGGGCCGGCTTGGCCCTTTTGCTGGCCGCTGGACTGATCATCATCCTTGATTTATAGTCGGGCCTGCCAACTTTCTCCTGATCCTTCAAGCCCGCCCGGCCACAAGCCCGGCGGGCTTTTCTTTCACCCCTTCACGCGGGCGATGATGTCGGCCGCGCTGGGCTCGGGCAGGTCCACCAAGCGGCGGGCCTCGCTCTTGCTGCCGGTCCAATCGGGCGCGCGGAAGACATGCTTTTTCGTCGGGTGTTCGACCGAGTAAACCCGGCCCATGTCTTCCCAGCCGGCTTCGCGGAAGGCGTGCAGCAGGGCAGGCACCACCAGCTTGATATGGGCCGGCGCGCGGGCCTGCAGGCCCTCCAAGAACCCCTGCCAAGGCCCGCCCACCACGCCACGGGCGAACATGCCAATTCGATGCGTCATCTGTTCGACCAACCATGCCTCGGACCCGCTCAGGCCCGCCTGCAGCATGATCGCCTTCGCCTCCGTCATGGGCGGCGCGGCGCCAGGTTGGAACGTACTGACGTCACGGGCGTGGAGCCACGCGGCCACACTGGCCAGGCCACCGCCCGCGTACCAGGCCCACAGTCGCGCCGCAACGTCCGGGGGCATGATCTCGGCCTCGGACCACAGGACGAACCAGCGCCGATCATCGCTAGGCAGTGAGATGGCGGCACGCTCGTTGGAAAACGCCAAGACCAAGAGCCTGTTCGCGGCGTCGTAGGGGTGCAGCCCCTTACGCTGAATCGAGATCAACTCAGGCGGCGCGGCCAGCAGGGGCTTGAGTCGGTTCTCCAGCGCGCGGCGGTCGGACGCCTCGGGCTGGCGCAGTTCGTTCAGCACCAGCACCTCAGACTCGAAAGCGTAGCCCCACTGGGAATTGATCTCCTCGTTCCGTACGGTCGCAACGTTCGTTTTCCCTTCCCCGCCCACCGCCCACAGAAACGGTGCCCAGAGGGAGTCTTTACCACTGCCAGGCCGGCCAGCGTGCAACACACCGTGATTGATCTTGATTGACGGGTGCTGAACCTTGAACGCCATGATGTTCAGGACATGCTCACGCTCTGCCGCGTCAGGGATCATCCGCTCGGCGTGGTCCAGCCACGGACGCACGGCGGCGTCCGAGGCACCCCCAGCGGCTGCCGGCCGGCCATCGCGCCACTTGTTGCCGTACACGCCACCAGCACGGGCCACCAGCACGTCATCACCCGCGCTGTAGGCGATACCGTCCAGCACCCGCCCGCCCTTGGTCTGCCGGTGCTCGTCGAAGCAGATGCTGGCCTCAATTTTGGGGTTTTTGCCGTGGATCGATCGACACGACACATGGCGAAACAGGGCGTTGAAGTTCGTCCGCGTGAACTGGCGCCGCTCGCGCATGTCAAAGTAGGCATCGTCTGATACCACGTAAGCAAACCGGTGCCACCAGTCGGCCTTGTCGGTCCGCGCGGCCTCGGCCCGGTCCACCTCGGCCATCACCTCGGCCACCGCACCGGCCAGTTCGGGCGTGGGGGTCAGCCGTCCGATGGTCTGCAGCATCGCCTGCTGCAGCAACTCATCCCGCAGGCCAGGCGTGTGCTTCGGCCCGCCACGCTCGGCCACCCACTCAAGGAACCAAGCGCTGTCCAGATCAATGCAGTGCGAGTGCAAACAGCAGAACGCCCTCCCTGAAGGTAGGT